AAAAAGGTAAATGAAGTAGTAGGTAATACTGTTGGTAATATTGTTCCTAGATTTAATAGATCATTAGATGAATTTGCTAAAACTCGTCAGTCTACAGAAGAAGTAGGAGCTAATGAGTGGACATCTAAATGGGCTGTACCTGAAACAACAGAGACTGGTATACCTATTAAAGTAGCTAAGATTGTAGATGCTGAAGGCAATCAAGCTGTACAGAAAGATGGTAAACCTGTTATAGCTCGTCACTATCGTAATGAAGATGGTTCATCTAAAGAAATCATTATGGACTTAGATGAAGCTCTTAATCGTTTTGAAGATAAGCCATGGGTTAAAGCTGGTTTAGATGAGAATGCATTTAAGACTCCTTATGAATATGCACAGTTTATTCTTAAACATGAAGATGAACATACTCGTTTATCATTTGAAGAGTGGAAACAAATGCAAGATCCACAAGGTGATTTATTTGCACAGGATAAATCAGGTGTGTTTACAGAAGAACAACTTCGTAAAGACTATGAACATTACATTAATAGACAAGCTTATCATGCTATTAAAGAAGATCCTTATGTTTCACAACCAGATGTAGAAGTTCCTAGAATACCTAAAGATGCAGCCGAGAATGAAACATGGCTAGCAGATGCTTTCTTTGCTTTAGATAAAAGTGGAGAAAGAGATATGATTATTGCTAGAGCAAGACATGAAGCTGCTACTAAAGCGGGTGTTGATACTGCTATGAGACAAAGATGGAGAGCTTATGCCGAAGGTAGGGCTGAGCTTGATCCTAATGAATTAGAATTGTTTAAGAAGTATGCTAATCAAGAATTAATGGAACGTAAACGTTTAATTAAATATGCCCAACAAAAAGGATGGACAATACCTACTGATTTAGAATCTACTGTAACAGGTGAAAATGTCCCACGTATCTTTATTCCTAAACAAGGAGATAAATTTGAAAAAGCTTTAAATATAATTAGTGGTGGTGAATTTGGTGGGTTTAATCCTAATATAGCTAGGAAACCTGGAGCTGCTATGGCTCGTTCTGTATTTGCTGGTGAACTTCCTAATGGTAAACGTATCATTTTACAACAAGGTTCTGATGGTTCTGTATACCAATGGGTAAATGGTAAAGCTGTACCTTTTGCTAAAATGAGTGAGGTAGGTGTATTTAGGCCTGGTGAAACAATTAAAAATGCTTTTATAAAAGAAGCTTATGAACCTGAAATTGAACTTAATACTCCTTTTACTTATGAAAAAGATTTCCAAGGAGTAGTATATCAACGTTTAACAGAATTACGTAACTTTATTAGAGCTAATAAATTCTTAGAAGATATTAAAGATTCTTCTTGGTTTAAAGAAAATGCATTTAAAACAGAAGGTAAATCTATACCTGAAGGATTTAGACGTCCTAAATATTTAGATAGAGTTCCTCAATTTGATGGTTATGTTTTTAAAGATGACATTGCATCTATTATAGAAGATTTTGCTAAAGTAAATGATATGAATGCACTTACTTATTTAAGTGGTGCTTTAATTAAAAACATGATGCTTAACCCTTTACCTCACATGATGAATGAGGGTTGGCATTTATTTAATGCTCGTGGTCTATCAGGTTGGGTAACACCAGCAGGTATCTATAGATTTGCTAAAACAGGTATGCCTGCTCTTAAATCTGTTATTACTCAAGATGCTGAGTTTAGAGAAACTTTAAGACTTGGTGGTTCATTACTATCTGCTAGAGTACGAAACAATGCATTTGCTGAAGAGATGTTTGCTAAAGCTAATAGAGAGTTTTCACAAACTCCAGAGTTCCAAAGTTTAGCTAAACGTATGGCTATGAAGCCTATTCAGTTATATGAAGCTATATCTAAAAAAGCTAATATAGCTATGTGGACAGTTCGTGACATGATGTATATGCAACTGATCAATGAAAAGATGATGTATGAAGGATTAACTAGAGCAGAAGCTATTAAAAGTGTAGAACGACACATGCCTAGCTATCGTATACCTCATAAAGTCATGGGTTCTAGAGCTTTATCTGAAGTCTTACAAAATCCTAATGTTACTGTCTTTAGTAGATACCACTATGGTTTAGTTAACTCATTAAAGAATACTGCAGCAGATATTGCAGCTATCAGACATGGACAAGCAGGTTTAAAAGACTTTTTACATGGTATGGATACAGCTGCGGCTATTGCTGTAGCTATTGCTGCACTCTATCCATTACAAGATATGATTGCTCAATGGTTAACAGGTAATGAAAATGCTACTGTAAGACGTGCTGGTCCTTACCATATATTCCATGCATTACATGGTATAGCAAGTTTAGAAAAAGATCCTATGGCGGTTGTTTCTTCATTTTTAACTTTTAACCCTGCCTTACTTGCTGGAGCTCAACTCATAGCAAATCGTAAACTTTATAATGGTCAACCTATATATAACCCAGAGGATAGTGGTGAAAAGATAACAAGTGATATTACAGACTATACTATAGGTCAAGTACCTCAAGTAAGTCAAGCTATTAAAGCTGGTAAAGAAGAAGATGAAGGCTTTAAGAATTGGATGGCTCGTCAGATTGACGTAGAATCACCTACTCAAGAAACTGTTATGAAACGTGAGAAGATGGTTGGTAGAAAAGAAAAAGCTGGTCCTCGTAGAACAATGAAGTGGGAAGTTGAACAGGAAGACTAATGGCTATACAACTCCCACCAATACCTAACAACCCAATCACTGACGTATTCGTATGGCGTGATTGGTTCTATAAAGTATCACAAGCTCTTGTACAACAAGCTTCTATTGCTTGGAGTTCTATTGACTTTACTGGTTCTAATCTACAAGATATTCAGACTAGACAGCATAACGCTCTACAGAATATACAGGGTGGTATTGCGTCACAATACTACCATCTAAGTCAAGCTCAGTATAATTCTCTTAGTGCTTTAACTAGTTTACCTATAACAGTACCTAATGGTGGTACTGGAGCTACAACCTTAACAGGATATGTATATGGTAATGGTACTAGTCCTATGACTGCTAGTACTACAATACCTTGGAGTGTAATTACTGGAGCTCCTTCTATGACAGCTCCTAGTTATGGGGCTTTTCAAAACACAGCTGATCAAACATATGCTGCTGCTAATACAGCTTATATCATAGATTTAAATACTACTGACTATTCTAATAATGTTACTTTATCAAGTAATAAAATGACAGTATCTACAACAGGTACTTATAATTTAGAGTTTAGTTTTCAGTTAGCTAATGCTGACTCTCAAATACATGAGTTTGCAGTATGGTTAAGAAAGAATGGTACTGATGTAGCAGGTACCTCTAGTATTGCTTCTGTAACATCTAGTCATGGTGGTATAGATGGTTATATGCTTATTGCTGCTAATTTTTATATTCAATTAACATCAGGTGACTATGTAGAATTGTGGAGTGCAGTATCTAATACTCAAGTTAGAATAGATTATATTGCAGCACAAACAACACCTTATAATAGACCTGCTAATCCATCATCAGTAGTTACATTAACTCAAGTAGCCTAAACTCATGATTTTACTGAAGCTTGTTTTCATTCATTATGGTATAATATTAGTGTAAAGTGAAAACTTTACCTAAACTTTTAAGGAGATTACTATGTGGACTAAACCAGCTGCAACTGAAATGCGTTTTGGCTTTGAAGTTACAATGTACGTAATGAATAAGTAAGTTTGTTAAACTACCGTCAAAGGATATAGTAAGTTGGGATTTTTGTAGTTTTCGTACCAACGTGTAATAAACTATCAAATTTGAGACTTACTTATACGGTAATAAAAAAGGGGCTTTCGGGCCCCTTTATTATTTAATTAGCTGCTTTAGGTTTTAAGAAATCAATTACTTCGTCAAAAGTCTTAAAGACCATATTGTTTTGCTCTGGTCTTTGCTCACCAAATATTTGCTTGGTTGTTGTTACCAGAAAACCATTATCAACTTTATTAATTTGCACTGTTGTGTAATTCATACTATCTCCTTTAAAAATTAACTATTGCCCTAACTAAAAATAAATCTACTACAAGAAACCAATCATGATTATTTTTATCTACTGCTTGGCCGTCCACTAACTCTAGTCCAAAGGTACAGCCTTGTATTAAATGAAAGGTAATCATGTTTGTACTCCTACAACTTCACAGACACCCGCAGCACAACTAAGTTCTTGAGTGCCTGTTGTTGTATCTTCTTCCTCTTTTAAGTTACCCCAATCGATTGAAGGGAAACTAGCTACAAAAGAATCATACTGCTCTTTTGTTATTTCTTGATATGGTGCCTGCTTATACACGTGATCTGAGTGTGGTAAGAGAGACACACCTGAAACATCACTGAAGTTGTTATAAATCCAAGCTCCAATGTTCAAGAATTCATCATCTTTATAGTATACAGTAATAGATGGATTGTGTTCTGTCCAGTTCTTTTGATATACACTATAAAGCTGTAACTGTTCAATTGCATTTGTTTCATTACGAGTTACACCAGATTCAGTTCCTTTTTGTGGGAAACTAAATACAGTAATGTCACTCGGTTTAGTTACGTCTGGTTCGTTGGGGACTCCTGCTGACTTGAAGAACAATGTGAGCGGGTCTTTATTGTCCATACGTACGGTTCTAATATAATACTGGCTATAAGCAGGATGTATACCGCTAGAGCAACCCACCAATTGGGAAACAGTACCACTAGGTTTAACAGTAGTAATAGCAGCAGATTGAGGAATACCAAGCTTCTTAGCCCATACTTTGTTAGTCTCGATAGCATATTCACGTAGCTCCTTTAACCATTTAATACATTCATCATTAGGTTTACTGAGTATAGGATGATCCATAATACCTGTCATACTTACACCAAGTAAACGTTCTTCTTCTTGATTACGTTTCCAGTCACTTCTTAAGTATCTAAAGTTTGTAAGGGTGGATTGAAATGTCCCGATAATTGTTGCGACCCTGACTTTTTCTTTAAGGTTAGCAAGGGTATCGCCCTCTCTGATGACAACTTCACTGAGATTACAAAGCCCTTTAGATCGCAGGATAATTTCTCCGCAAGGGTTTGTACCATATTCAAAACCTTCAGCATCTCGTCTTCCGTTAGAGAGTGCTTTCTTAGTAGCTGCAACTCTATTAAATATTCCTCGTTCACCGCTTTTCGAGTCATATAATGTTCCCCATTCCTTTAAGAAAATACCTACATCAGGTTTCTCTGTATAGGCTACTGAGTTATTGGCAAGAGCACGTTGCACATCAGACTCCCACCAGGCTCCGTTCTTTGCATTTCGCATCCTATCGTCGGTGAGGTTTGACAAGCTGATAAGTGCACTACGACGTACACCCCCAACGATAACAATATCAGCCACTTTACATACGAGATCATGACATTCTAAGCTGTTAAGCTTTCTCCCTGCTGCTTTTTTAAAAGTATGAACCGTAAATGAGAACAAGTCCTCGAGAGGCTTAGGGCCAGACGCTCTGCCTCCAAAAGTCTTAAGCCTAGCTCCTGCTTGTCTGACTCCTGAAGTATCCCATTTAGGCAATCGTCCTGAATATAAGAGGCTAATAAGTTCACGGTATGCACTTGCCCATCCAATTCTTGAATCTTTGACTCTAATTGTTGTATCAGTTTCATGGAATTCCTCTGCTATACTAGGTAGGTTATTGGTAAACTGACGTTCAACACTAAAGCCTACACCAGTCCCACACATTAAAATATACATCACTTCATCAAAAGCTTTAGGTGAGTCAATAGCTACAAAGCTACAGTTATAACCTGCTATCTCATCACGTTCTAAAGCTGGTCCCGCTGTCATAAGACAACGCATACTAGGCATAACATCTAAGTTATGTATAAATTTATTTACATCATCTGCAGGGAATGTATCTGGGAATCTATTCTTAAAGAATCCAGTGTATCTGTCTACAGTTTCTTTCCACGTCTCTCTACGGTTCTCATCAGGCAGCCATCTAGCATAACGACTTGCATGAATAAAACGTTGATAATCTGTCAATTGCATTATTCTATATCCCCGTTCATTGATAATTGTTTGTTAAAATAGTCATATCGTTCTTCTATACGCTCGAAGAAAGCGTCTACTAAATCATAAGAGTTAATGTTTAAAACTTCTAGAAGAGTAATCTCATCATACTCATCTGCTAGTTTTTCTTTGATTTCTTGGAGCGTTAAAGTCATGTTATGCTTTCAGTTCTTTTAATAGTTCTACATAGTGGATAACCTTGTCAAGATCTTCCACACCACCTTTGTCTTGCCATCGACAGATATATTTAATAATATTACCCTCTATAAAAGGTATCTCATTCTTTGTAATAAATTCAATAGGTTGTATTACATACTTCTTGTAATGTCCACCAGCTACTTGTTTATCTAAAGCCTTACCCATATATTATACCATCCTTTTTAAACATTGACAAGCTTCATAGAGCCTTTTTCTTTAAGATTTTGATTGTCTCTAAACCAGTTACCACAGGTTCTACATTGATATCTTTGATACTTACCAGCAGCTGTCATGTTAAAACCACGTCTTTGGAAGTTAGTAGATGCACAAGTAGGACAACATAAACCTTTGTTCTCAAGTATGTTACGATTAAGATGGTTTTTAATCCAAGGTTTAAACTTCTCATAAACCTTTTCTAGAAGAATAACATCGTTCTTGTTATACTCTTCCATGATCTTCCATGCTTTAGGGATACCTGCCATACATTGTACCCACAACTCATGACCACTATGTTCAGTCTTCTTACCTAAACCTAACTGTTGTGCTACATAGTCAAGCTTGTTAGATACAAATCTAAACCTACCTTTAGCTACAGTAAGTAAATCAATCTCTTTAAATGGTGCTGGAGGAAACATGCCATGTAATAAGAATTCCTTATTAAGTGAAGGTATGTCAAACCGTTTACCATTGTAATGGATAACAGCATCAGCTTCGTCAAGAAGCTTATGAATTCCTTCTAGCATTTTCTTGTCACCACTTTTCTTTACAGAATCAAAGATCATCTTTTTATCACCCAGCCATTTGGCTGCATAACACATGACGTAGGACGATTCTTGTAATTGATTAATGCCGATGTTTTGATCCCAGATGCCCCAAACGTGAGCTACGTTGGGAGCCATCTCGATGTCAAGCAATAAAATTTTACTCATAAATTACTCCGAAAAGAATGATGAT